CTGCGGAAGAACCACGGCCGCGGACACTCCTACTGGATCGACGGCGAGAAGGTCCCCGGCGTCACCACGATCCTCGGCGCCGGCTACCCGAAGGCCGCGCTCGTCGATTGGGCCGCCCGTACGACCGTCGGGTACGCCGTCGACTATTGGGACGAGCTCGCCGAGCTCGCCGTCTCTGAGCGGCTACGGCGGCTCGAGCGGGCCCGATGGGACGTCCAGAAGGCCGCCGCGCTCAGGGGCACGAACGTCCACGGGTACGCGCAGCGGCTCGCCGCCGGCGAAGAGCTCGAGGTGCCCGAGGAATACATCGGGCACGTCGATAGCTACCTCGCGTTCGTCGACGACTGGCAGCCGCGCGAGCTCGCGGTCGAGCGGCCCGTGTTCTCGCGCCGCCGGCGCTACGGCGGCACACCCGACCTGCTCGCCGAGCTCGTCGACGGGCGGACGTGGCTGCTCGACTGGAAAACGAGCGAGAAAGGCGTGTTCCTCGACAACGTGCTGCAGCTCGCCGCGCTGCGGTTCGCCGACTACACCATCGACGAGAACGGCGCCGAGGTGCCGCTACCCGCGATCGACGCCGCCGGGATCGTGAACGTGCGCGCCGACGGCTACGACCTCGTCCCGGTCGAGGCCGACGAGAACGCCTTCCGCACCTTCCTCTACGTCCGCGAGGTCGCCCGGTACGTCGAAGGCGAGCGCGAGGATTGGATCGGCGACGCGATCAGGCCGCCCGCCGAGGTGCGCCATGAGTGACGAGCTCGCCGAGGTCGAACCCTACGGTGCGCTCGAGCTGCGGGAGCTGCTCGAGCTCGTGCGCGTCGACGCGCTCGAGCTCTCGAACCGGCTGCTCGAGCTCGCCGAGCACGCCGCCGCACACCACGACGCGATCGACCGCGTCGCCGACCTACTAGACGAAAGAGAGGCCGCATGACCGTCATCCCGTACGACCGCACCGTCGGGCAGGTCGCACGCAGCTCGAACCCCTACGTCGCCGACTGGCTGCTCGACCCCGCCGAAATCGCGAACCGGATCGGCGGCACCGACTTCGTCCCGAAAGGCCTGCGCAACAACCCCGCCGCGATCACCGCCGCGCTCTTGTATGGCGCCGAGGTCGGGTTCGGGCCGATGCAGTCGCTCGCGAAGATCGCCGTCATCGACGGGCGCCCGTCGATGGCCGCCGAGGCGCAGCGCGCGCTCATCCTCGCCGACGGGCACGAGCTCGCGATCGAAGAGTCGACGAACACGCGCTGCACGATCGCCGGCCGCCGCCGCGGCTCCGACACGACGAGCCGGGTGACGTGGACGCTCGACGACGCGAAGCGCGCCCGGATCGCCGGCAAGCCGAACTGGCAGGCCTACCCGCGCGCGATGCTGCTCGCACGCGCGAGCGCCGAGCTCGCTCGCGCGATCTTCGCCGACGTGATCGCAGGGATGCCCGCGACCGAAGAGCTCGACCAGGTCGACGAGCTCGACCAGGTCGACGCGCCGGCGGCGCCCGAGCCCGCGAAGGCGACCCGCAGGCGGAAGCGCACCTCGGCCTCGATCGGCGGCACGAGCCCGCCGGCACCCGTCGCCGAGCCCGTCGGCGATCCGCCGGCGCCCGAGCCCGAACCGGCGCCCGAGCCCGGCGACCCGGCGCCCGACCCGCCGACCGAGAAGGCGATGCGGAAACTCTTCGCGCTCTTCGGCGAACGCGGGATCACCGAACGCGCCGACCGGCTCGCCTACAGCCAGAAGGCAATCGACCGCACGATCGCCTCGTCGAGCGAGCTCTCGGCGCTCGACGTCGACACGATCATCGCCGCGCTCGCGAACGAACCCGAACCCGAGCCCGAGGCCGGGTTCGGCGACCTCCCCGCCGGCGAACGCAAAATCGTCACCGAGCTCGAGCTCGAGCTCGACGCGCAACCCGACGACCGGCCGCCGCTACCCGACGACGATCCATGAGCACGATCCGAAGGTGCGTCTACTGCGGCGGCCTCGCCCGCGGCGCGCTCACCTGCCGCGGACACTCCGACCTACCCGCGCTCGACCCCTTCTACCGTCGCGAGCTCCGCGAAGCGACGACCGAACACTGGACACCCGGCCCGACCTCGTTCGCCGCCGAGCGACTCATCGACCGGCTCCGAGAGGTCGCCTAGATGGCCGACCCCTACGCCGTCGACGTCTATTGGGAACCGGGGCTCGCCGGCATCTACTACCGCGTGATCGAGGCCGCGCCCGCCGAAACCGTTGACGGGTGGACCGTGACGGCCGAACGGCTCGCCGAGCTGCAGGCGATGCCCTACGGCGAGTACCTCGAGACCCCCGAATGGCGGTACCGCCGGCGGCAGCTCATCAAGTGGCGCGAATACAAGTGCGAACGCTGCAGCGACCACCGAGGCCTGCTCAACGTCCACCACCGCACCTATGAGCGGCTCGGGAACGAGGACCCCGACGACCTCGAGGTGCTCTGCCGAGCCTGCGATGCGCTCGAGCATCGGCGGCAGCCGTGACCGAGTGGATCGTGATTCCCAACTGGTCCCGCTATCAGCACTACAACGACCGGGCGCCCGCGTGGATCAAGGATCACCTCTCGCAACTCAACGACGACACGTACGTTGAGCTCTCACTTTCGCAGCGTGGGCTGCTCGCAAATCTGCGTTTGCTATACGCCGCGAGCGACGGCCGCTGCAAAAAAAGTGCCTTGAGCGTTTCACAAAAACTCGGTCAGAGGGTCACCGAGCGTCAACTCGACGCCTTACGCGATGCGGGGTTCATCCAGTTTTCCGCTAGCCGCCCGCTAGCTCTCACGCGCGCGCGCGAGCGCGCGTTAGAAGAGAAAAGAGAAGAGAAGATAAAAGCGGGGCGCGCTAGCACGCGCACATCAAAGTCAACCCCGCCGGCCGACGTCGCGCGGCAAAACGCAACCGCCTATACCCCGAACGGCGAACCCGAGACCCTCAGCGCAGCCGTCGACGCCGAGATGCTCGCGCTCGCCCACGGCTGGCTCGGCGACCACACCTCGACGAGCTCGACCACCGACGACGCCGCCACCACCGACGACGACGAGCTCGAGTTCTAATGCCGGCCGAGACCCTGCTCGAGTTCGACGTGATCGGCACACCGGCGCCGCAGGGCTCGAAGCAAGCGCGCACGACGAAGGCCGGCGCGACCTACATGCACGAGGGGAACCGCGAGCGGCTCGAGCCGTGGCGGAACGCGATCGCGGCCGCCGCGCAGGCGGCGATGCTCGACGCCGGCGACGAGGGGCCGTTCGCCGGCCCGCTCAGGCTCGTCGTCACGTTCGTGTTCGCGCGGCCGCAGTCGCATTACCGAACCGGCGCTCATGCCGGCGAGCTCAAGTCGTCGGCGCCGATCTTCTGCGACAAGCGTCCCGACCTCGACAAGCTCGTGCGCGCGCTCGGCGACGCGATCACCGGGATCGTCGTCGTCGACGACGCCGCCTTCGTCGAGCTCGCCGCCGCGAAAACGTACGGGTCGCCGGCCGCGCACGTCACGATCAGGGGGCTCGCGTGATCGAGCTCGCCGCGGTCGCCGTGATCGTGCTCGTGATCGTGCTCTTCCCGCCGAGGCGGCGACGAAGGTGAGCGAGTGCCGCTCGTGCCTCGCGCCGATCGTGTGGGTCGCGACCGAGAAGGGGAAGCGGATGCCGCTCGACCGCGAGCCGTACGCCGGCACCGACCCGCACGGGCTGTTCGTCATCCGGCGGCCGGCCGGGTCGAAGTACCCGGTCGCGGTCGCGGTCTCACCGGATGCGTTCCCCGGCGAGCTCGTCTACCGCTCACACTTCACGACGTGCCCGCACGCCGGCGAGTGGCGCCGCCGGCAGGGGTCGAGCAGACTGCCGGGATGACGCCGAGGCCGATCATTCACGGCTCGGATCACCTTCCCGGTCACGCCGACCCGATCCCCGGCCTCGAGGACAAGTTCGGCCCGTGGCACTACTTCACGCCGATCGCGCCCGCGACCTCACCCCCGGACCTGATCGTGGGCGATCCCGACGGCGGCACCTTCACCTCGCCGTGGACGAACGTCGCCGGCTGCCCGCCGGCCGGGTGGCGGCTCGCACCCGACGGGATCGAGGTGCAGCTCGGCGGCATCTACGGCGGCGCCGAGCTCTCGACGATCGCGACGCTCCCGACCGTCGCGCCGGCGCCGTTCGACGACACGCCGCAATTTGCCGGGCTCGGCCTCGACCAGATCGGCAAGGTGCTCGTCAAGACCGACCGCACGATCGAGTACGTCGGGCCCGTGACCGGCGCGACGGGCGCGACCGGCGCGACCGGCCCGACGGGCGCGACCGGGCCGACCGGGCCGACCGGGCCCGCAGGCGGCGTCGGAGCGCTCCTCTACGACTACACCCTCACGAGCGACGCCGCCTCGATCGACACGAACGTCGACGGTGCGATGGCCGGCGCGTTCCCCCTCACCTACGCGATCCTCGAGGTCTGGGCGATCGTCAGGACCGACGACGCTAGCGTCTCGGCGCACGACGTCGACGTGGTCGTGAACAACGACACCGCCGCGCACTATGACCGCTCGTTCATCGCGAACAACAGCGGCGCGGCCGGCGTCGCTCAAGCGTTCGGCGAGAACGCCTGGCACATGACCGGGCACGGTGCCGGGGGCACCGCGAACTACGCTTCGACCTGGCGGCTCACGATCCCCGGCTACGCCGGCACGACGTTCTACAAGAACGCCGAGATGACCGATAGCAACATCGACTCGAGCTCGGGTAACTCGAACGTGCAGCTCTGGGGGCTCGTCTACCGATCGACGAGCGGGATCACCCGACTCAAGCTCGCCGCGCAGGGCACGGCGAAACTCAAGGCGGGATCGCGACTCCTGGTGTACGCGCGCTAATGGCGCTCGTGCTGATCGAGGGGTTCGACCACTTCAACACGACCACGCTCGCGACGCTCAAGGGCTGGACGTTCACGAACCCGCTCGTCTCCGGCACGCGCCAGTGGACGGGCGCGTTCACGACCGGCCGCGTCGACGGGCAAGCGTTCACGGTGACGATGCCGACCGCGCTCGTCTGCACCGTGCAAATGTCAAAAACACTCCCGGCGCCGCTCACGACGATCGTGCTCGGATTCGCCTTCCGGACGACGCTGCTGCCGGCGGCCGGCTCGGCGGGCCGGCTTTACGCCGCCTGGACCGCCGCGGCCGCGCAGGTCCTCGACGTGCGGATTCTGGACACCGGCGCGCTCTACATCAACGGGATCACCTCGCCGGTGAACAAAGTGTTCGCGAACACCTGGCACTACTGCGAGGTGAAAGCCGTGATCGCCGGCGCGAGCGGCTCGGTGCAAGCGCGGATCGATGGGATCGAAGTGATCCCGACGACGACCGTGAACCTCGGCTCGACCGGCGTGCAGACGGCCGGCATCTACAGCGAGTCGAATAACGGGTGGATCACCGGCAGCGCGACCGTGCTCGACTTCGACGACTTCTACGTGATGGACTCGAGCGGCGCCGTGAACACCTCGTTCGCCGGCGACGTCCACGTTTCAACCCTCTACCCGAGCGCCGACGGCGCGAACACCGGGCTCACACCCGACACCGGCACGCCGCACTACAGCCGCGTCAACGAGCACCCGCCTGACGGCGACACGAGCTACGTCGGCAGCGCGACCGTCGGCACGAAAGACACCTACATCTGCACCGACGTCCCGAGCGTCGCCGGCCCGGTCACCGGCATCCAGACGAACCTCTGGGCGCGGAAGGACGACGCCGGCACCCGGCAGATCGCGCCGGTCGTGCGGCTCGCCGGCACCGACCAGGTCGGGAGCTCGTTGACGCTCGCGACGACCTACGTCGACCTCACCGAAATCTACGACGTCGAGCCCGGCAGCGGCACCGGCTGGACAATCACCGACGTCAACGCCGCCGAGTTCGGCGTCGAGGTCGTGACGTGACCGTCGACGCGCACAAAAACTTCGCCTACTCGGCGGTCGCGACGGCGCCGTCGCCGGCGACGAGCGGCACCTCGCTCGTTGTCACGAGCGGCGACGGTGCGAAGTTCCCGACCCCGCCGTTCAACGCGACCGTCTGGCCGACCGGCGCGAACCCGACCGTCGCGAATGCCGAAATCGTCCGGGTGACCGCGATCTCGACCGACACGCTCACGATCACCCGCGCGCAGGAGAGCTCGAGCGCGCGCACGGTCGTCGCCGGCGACCAAATCGCCGCGACGATCACCGCCAAGACCCTCACCGATATCGAGGCCGGCCTGAGCAGCGGCGGCAGCGGCACCGAAATCGGGTACGACCAAACCACCGCGAACACGACCGTCACCGCGACCAGCGCGCCCGGCACGACCTGCCTCACCTGCGCCGCGCACACCTTCGACGGTGCGGCCGTCTGGGCCGAGGTGAACGTGACCGGGCTGCAGCCGGGAGTCTCGGTCGGCGCGAACCTGCGCGTCTACCTCACCGAAGGCTCAACACAAATCGCAGCGGTCGCGGTCGTGTTCACCGCGGCGGCCGCGAACATCATCATCGGGCAATACACCCGCTTCAAGTTCACGCCGTCGGCAGGCAGCCACACCTACCTGCTGACGTGCGTAGCGAGCGGCGGCAACGGCACGTTCCATTCGGGCACCGGCACCGGCGGCGCCGACGCGCCTTCCTACGTCCGCTTCGTCAAGGCCTGATTGTCGCTCGGCGTCTACCCCTTCGGGCAGCCGTACCCCGGAGAGGGCGCCGGCGACGCGACAGCGCCGCCGCCGCCGACTCCGCACTACCTCGTCACGCAGGTCGCCGTCGAGACCCTCTACCCGCTCGAGCCCGGCGGCCGCATCACCCAACTCGCGATCGAGGTGCTCTACCCGCTCGAGCCGCAGGCGCGCCTCACGCAGCTCGCCGTCGAGGTGCTAACCCCGATCCGCTGGGTCTGGCTACCGCCGGTTCTGATCCCCTACGCGAAGCCGACCGTGCGCGCCGGATGAGCGTCACGCTCTCGATCGTGATCCCGACCTGCGGGCGCCGCTCGGTCGTCGAGACCGTCGGCGCGCTCGTGCCGCAGCTCTCCCACGGCGACGAGCTCGTGATCGTCCGCGACTCGAGCGGCGACTACGGGCACACGGCGCGTAACCGCGCGATGCCGCGGTGCGCCGGCTCTCATCTCATGTTCATCGACGACGACGACCGGCACCTCGGCGGCGCGCTCGAGCTCGTGCGGCGTGAGCTCGAGCTCGACCCCGACCGGGTGCACCTCTTCGCGATGCGCTACCACGACGGCCGCGAGCTCGCGCCGGGCCCGCTGCCGCTGCAGGTCGGGTACGTCTCGACGCAGATGCTCGTCGTGCCGAACCAGGCCGGCCGGCTCGGCACCTGGGGGAACCGCTACGAGGGCGACTACGACTTCGCGAGCTCGACGCTCGAGCTCCGCGGCGACGAGCCGGTGCTGCACCCGGTCGCGATCGCGCTCGTCGGCAGGCCGGCGCACGAGCGAGGCGAGCGATGATCGAGACCCCCGTCGAGGTGCTGCAGCACGAGCTCGAGCTCGAGCGGCTCGTCGACCTCTACCGTGCGCGGCGGCCGCGGCGCGTGCTCGAGGTCGGCACCTTCGCCGGCGGAACCCTCTACCACTGGCTCACGCACGCCGCACCCTTTCCACCGCTCACGGTCGTCGTCGCGATCGACACCTACCTGCACCGCGATAACCGGGACCTCTACCCCGAGTGGATGCAGGACGGCACCGAGCTTGTCGTGATCGAAGGCGACTCGAGCGACACGACCGTCATCTCGCAAGCGGCCGCGCTCGGCCCGTACGAATGGGTCTACATCGACGCCGACCACTACCTCGAGAGCGTCCGCCGCGACTGGCAGGCCTACGGTGCGCTCGCCGCACCCGGCGGCCTCGTCGTGCTGCACGACATAACCCCGACCCCCGACCCGACGATCGAGGTCGACCGGCTATGGGCCGAGCTCGAGCAAGGGCACGACACCGAGACGATCGTCGAGCCCGGCGGGTTCGGGTTCGGGATCGTCCACGTCGCGCTACCCTCGACCGCATGAAGGTCGGGCCGATCACGCTCACCGAGGTCGCGTTCGTGGTGATCGCCGTGTTCGTCGCGCTCGCCTACTTCTACGGCTGGGGCTAAGCGTCTACCCGCAACGGCACGACGCACACAGTGTCTACATTGTGGACATGAGCAGCTCCCCCCGATCCGAAAGGACCACCAACCAATGACGTTCCAGACCACCGGCATCCCCAAGACGCCTCGCCGTCCCGACGAGCGGCCGCCGAGGGAGCGCCGGCTCGCGAACCCCCGCCGAACGGTGGTCGCGGCCGCGATCGCCGTCATCGTCGCCGTCGCCTGGACGCACGGCACCTTCGACAACTTCCTCTGGCGCGTCCACCTCAACTACACGACCTGCGGGCAGAACGCCTTCGGCGCCACCTTCTGCGGCGATCAGCTCAAGCAGTACCAGGAGCGGCTCGGGCAGAACCCGTGACCGAGCAGAAAGCACGGCAGGCCGAGCAGAAAGCACGGCAGGCCGAGCAGCGCCGCCGGCTCGCGGCCGTCACCCGAGCCGCCGCCCGCAACGACGCCGCCCGACTCGAGCTCGAGACCGCCATGCGCCAAGCGCGCGACGCCGGGCTCGCGCTCCGGCCGATCGCCGAGGCCGCCGGCTTCACACCCGAATGGACACGCCGCATCCTCGCGAAGGCGCCGGCGTCGTGACCGCCGGCTAGACTCGCACCCTTGGGTTGGGGACCTGAAGGCCGAAGGGCGCCGCGAGGCGCCCTTCGTCGTGCTCGAGGTGAACCGCCTGCACACCGCCGGAATCTTCGGCAGACTTCACCGCGGCAGGTCACCTAAATCAGGAGGGCGGAATGAGCACCTCGAACCGACCTACCCACACTCGGATGGACGTCGAGGACCTCAGCACGCTCGGGCAGATGCTCGAGCTCGGCGCCGCCTACATCGCCGAGCAAGACGAGCCCGAAGATCAGGTCAACGTCGCGCCGATGCAAGAGGCGATGAAGATCATCGGAGGGCTCGTCCCGTACGAGCTCGCCGAGCCCGAGGCCGGCGAGGACGAGAGCGACGAATGAGGCGAGTTTTTAATCCGGCGATCGCGCGGTGACCCCCGCAGTCGCCAACCCCCCCCGCTTCGAGCACGATCGAGCCCGATCGACAACGAATCGAGGCTACGGGGCCGCGCACCGCGCGAAGCGTCGAGCCCTAGCCGGATTCGTCGCTACGGGGTTAGCGACCTGCGCGCGGTGCGGGCAGCGGATCGTCGCCGGCGCGCCGTGGGACCTGGGGCACGTCGACGGCGACCGAGCTCGGTGGGCCGGCCCGGAGCATCGCCGCTGCAATCGTGCGACGGCGCTGCACCCGAAGGGGCGAGTGTCGAGGCGATGGTGAAGCGGCGCGAGCTCTGGCCGCGGCCGTGCACGTGCCGGCCGGGTCTCGAGCTCGGGCTCGAGCGGTGCCGCGGTGCGGCGAGCTGCCTCTTCGTTCCCGTTCTCCCGGTGGACTCCGTCGGCGCGCTCGGTCGACCCCCCGTGCGTCTCGCCGAGCGCGCCGGCGCCGGGAGCTCGCCGGCGTGAGCTGCACCGGGATCACTTTGCGCGGGCGGCCGTGTCGGAATCGTCCGCGTCCGGGCGGCGAGCGCTGCAGGCTGCACCCGCTCGAGGTGAGCGAGGCCGTGCTGATCGACCGGGTGCTCGCCGGCGGGCCCGACTGGCGCGCGGCGGCGTGGCTGCTCGAGCGCGGCTACCCGGATCGGTGGGGCCGGCCGAGCCGGCGGGTCGAGGCGCCGGCGCCCGTCCCGTCGACGGGCGGCGACCTCGACGAGCTCAGACGCCGGCGGGCGGATCGTAGGGCAGGGCTCGCGTGAGCGTCGCGGAGGTCACGATGCCGCGCATCCTCGTCGCACCGGACTACAGCTCGAGCGCCGGCGTCGAGGCGATCGAGCTCGCCGCGCGTGCCGGGCTCGAGCTCGACCCGTGGGAAGCGCTCGTGCTCGACGTCGCGCTCGGCGAAGGCGACGGGGGCCGGTGGGCGGCGGCCGAGGTCGGGCTATGTGTGCCGCGGCAGAACGGGAAGAACGCGGTGCTCGAGGCGCGCGAGCTCGCGGCGCTCTTCCTCACCGGCGAGCGGCTCACGATTCACTCGGCGCAACACTTCAAGACCGCCAAAGAACACTTCCTGCGGCTACTCGAGCTGATCGAGTCGACCCCCGAGCTCGACTGCGAGGTGCGGAAGGTGAGCCGCACGCACGGCGAGGAAGGGATCGAGCTGCTCGACGGGTCGCGGATTCTTTTCTTCGCGCGGACGAAGAGCGGCGGCCGCGGGTTCTCGGCGCCGCTCGTGGTCTACGACGAGGCGATGTTCATCACCGAGGCCTCGATCGGCGCGCTGACGTTCACGCAGGCGGCGATGCGCGACCGGCAGCGGTGGTACACCGGCAGCGCCGTCGACGAGCTGATTCACCCGGACGGCGTCGTGTTCGCTCGTGTGCGTGAGCGCGCGATCGCCGGCGACGATCGCCGGCTCGCCTACTTCGAGTGGTCGCTCGAGTGCGAGCGGCCCGAGCTGCTCGACCCGGCGCTGCTCGACGATCCGGCCTCGTGGCAGGCCGCGAACCCCGGCCTTGACATTCGGATCAGCCGCGAGGCCGTCGCCGACGAGCTCCGGACCGTCGACCGGCGCACGTTCGCCGTCGAGCGGCTCGGCATCGGCGCCTGGCCGGCGACCGAGCCCGACGACGGTGCGGTGATCGCGGCCGCCCGGTGGCTCGCGCTCGTCGACGAGAGCAGCGAGCTCGCCGGCGCCGTCTGCTTTGCGTTCGACGTCGCGCCGGACCGCTCGAGCTCGGCGATCGCGGCCGCCGGCCGGCGCGCGGACGGGCTCTTGCACGTCGAGCTCACCGATCATCGGCCCGGCACCGCGTGGGTCGTGCCGCGGCTCGCGCAGCTCGTCGAACGGTGGAACCCGATCGCGGTGATGACCGACGGGGCCGGCCCGGCCGGCTCGCTCATCTACCGCTGCGACGAGGCCGGCGTCGCCGTCGAGACCGTCACGACGGGCGACCACGCGAAGGCGTGCGGGATGCTCGTCGACCTGGTCGAGCAGGAAGAGCTACGGCACCTCGGGTCGGGTGAGCTCGCCTCGGCTTTGCGCGGCGCGACCCGGCGGCCGCTCGGCGACGCCTGGGCGTGGTCGCGGAAGAGCTCGACCGTCGATATCTCGCCGCTCGTCGCCGCGACGCTCGCGCTCTGGGGAGCGGCGACGCTCGGATGGGACCCGTCTAGCGACCCGGTGATCTATTGAAACTCTGGCCGGCCCGGAAGCGCGAGACGCCGCCCGACCTCGGCGACGGGCCGCTCGCGCCGTTCTTCGATGCGTGGTGGGACGTGTTCGGGCCCGACACCTCCGGCGTCTGGGTCGGGTGGTCGCCGCGGCTCGCCGACCGTGTCTGGGTCGTGAATCGCTGCCTGCAGCTCTGCTCGCAGGAGATCGCGACGATGCCGCTGCGGTTCTTCGGCTCGAGCGAGCCGGCGTGGATCGCGAACCCCGACCCGGTTTGGTTCCCGAACGGGATCGGCGACGCTGTGTTCGCCGCGGCGTGGTCTATGTACGCGCACGGCGACGCCTTCCTTTATGTCACCGATCGTTATGTGACCGGCTACCCGGCGGCGTGGACGGTGCTCGACCCGCTCACGGTGAACGTGCAGGCGATCAAGGGGCAGCGCATCTACCGTTCGATGCAGGTCGAGCTCGACCCCGGCGACGTCGTGCAGATATCCCGGGACCCGCGCGGCGGGCTGCGGGGCACAAGCGCGCTGCAGTCGTACAGCTCGGTTATCTGGGGGATGATCGGCGCGACCGAGCTCGCTGCCTCGGTCGTGAGCGAGGGCGGCGCGATCCCGAACGCGGTGCTCAAGTCGCAGCGGAAGCTCACACCCGACCAGGCGCAGGCGATACAGACTCAGTGGGTCGCCGCAAGGGCGCGAGCGGGTCGCGGCGTGCCGGCCGTGCTCGACCCCGGCATCGACCTCGAGAAGCTGCAATTCTCGCCGGCCGACCTCGCGCTGCTCGACCTCGAGCAGTACGACGCGCGCGCGATCGCCTCAGCGTTCTCGATCCCGAGCTACATGCTCAACATGCCGGCCGAGCACAACCTCACCTATCAGAATCCCGAGTCGCTCTTCGAGGTCTGGTGGCGCACCGAGCTCCGGCCGGCCGCGCACCGAATACAGCGGGCTCTCTCGGCGAACATGCTGCCGCGAGGCTCGTGGGTCGAGTTCGACGCGCGCGCCGTGCTCGCGCCGACGTTCCAGGTCCAGGTCGACGCTTGGATCGCGCTAGAGAAGGAGGGAATCGTGTCTAAGGACGAGGCGAGGGCGGCGCTACTGCAGCTACCGCCGCTCGAGCAGGGGCCGGCGCTCGAAGAGCTCACCGAGCCGCCGACCGCGGCCGCCGGGCCCGTCGACGCCGGCGAGCTCGCAGCCGTGCAAGAGCTACGACCGACGGTGATGGCATGAGCGCCACCGAGACACCGACCGAGACCGAGCTCGACGTCGAGCTCGAGACCGAGCTCGAGCCCGAGTTCGCCGGGCCGAGCAAGCTGCAGCGCACGTTCGAGGCCGAGCTCGCCGTCGGCGACGGCCGCACGCTCGACCTGCGGCTCATCCCCTACAACGTCGAGGCGACCGTCGCGGACCCGCCGAACCTGATCCCCTACCGTGAGACGTTCCTGCCCGGCGCGTTCGAGCGGCAGCTCGCCGCACCCGACCGCGTGAAGATGTGGCTCAACGTCGAGCACGAGCCGGGAATCCGCGGGATCATCGGGCACGGCACCGACCTCCACGACCGCGCCGACTACCTCGAGGGCAGCTTCCGGGTGCTCGACGGCACCGACGCCGACAAAGCGCTGCAGCTCGTCGACGCGAAGATGCTCGGCGGCGTCTCGGTCGAGTTCGCCGCGCTGCGCTCGAGGCGCGTCGACGGGATCGTGCAGCGGCTACGCGCGCACATCGACGCCGTCTCGCTCTGCCGCTTCCCCGCCTACCCCGGCGCCGAGGTGCTCGCGATCCGCACCGAGCCGCTCGTCGTGCCCGAGCTCGACGAGGCCGTCACCGGCCGCCTCGAGGCGCTCGGGATCGTGCCGCTGCACCGGGTCGCGGTCACGGGCAAGCCGTGGGACGGGTCGGCGGCGCGCTACAGCGACGAGCAGTACCTCCGCGCCTGCCTGATCGTCCGCGCCGGCACCGGGCCGGCGAAAGAGCGCGCCTCGGTGCCGGTGCTCGAGCCCGACGGCACCCTAAACTCGAACGCGCTCGGGCCCGCCGCGGCGGCGCTCTCGGGCGGACGGGCGCCGCTCAAGAACGTCACCGGCGCGCAGAAGGCCGCGGCCGCGCGCAAGCTGATCCGGTTCTACGGGCAAGCGAAGATGACGCCGCCGGCGTCGCTAGTGGCGCTCGCGCGCGGGTAACCGTACGATTCCGCGTTAACGGCGCACCGTGCCGGGCCGATGAAGCGATCACCGCGCCACTAGAAGGCGTCACCGTCGCAAGCTCTGAGGGCATCACCCGCCGGGTTCACATATCGACGACCCCTGGGAGGTGCCCGGAATGGCCGGCACGAACACCGTCCGTATGCGGCTCGAGCGGCTCGCCGACGAGCGGCAGCGCAACACCGAGAAGATCGCAGACATCGTCGGGCTCGCCGAGGACGAGCAGCGCGACCTCGACGAGAACGAGCAGGCGCACCTCGAGCGCTACCGCAGCCGCGGCGGCGAGCTCGAGGCCGAAATCGTGCTGCTCGCCGACGAGCTCGAGCGGTCCGGCAGGTCGCGCGACGTCTCGGCGCTACTCCGCGGCGACACGCCGGCGGCGGCCGCGACGCACGACTCGCAGCTCACACCCGACGGGCCCGTCTACCGCAACTTCGCGCAGTACGCGCGCGACGAGCTCATCGTCCGCTACCCCCTGATCGCGAGCGCCGCCGCCGGCGGGCCCGACGCAGCTCCGCACATGCGCGAGGCCGCGATCGAGCGGCTCGCGACCTTGAAGCGCGTCGTCAACACCACGACGACGCAGGTCGCCGGCCTTCTCCCGCCGACGCACATCTCGACGATCATGGACCTCATCTCGATGAATCGGCCGGTCGTCGCCTCGGGCCGGCAGGTCCCGCTCACGACCGGGTCGCTCACCTACCCGAAGATCGATCAGCGGCCGCAGGCCTTGAAGCAGACGGCCGAGAAAACCGAGGGCGGCACCGCGAACATGCAGGTATCGATGCAGACGCTCACCGCCGACACCTACATCGGCGGCGGCGACCTCTCCTGGCAGACGATCACTTGGTCGAACCCCGACGCGCTGATGCTCTGGTTCGACCTCGCCGCCGAGGCCTACTCCCGCGCGACCGAGGTCGCCGGCGCGACCGAGCTCGACGCCGACTCGGGCGGCACCTCGACGGTGCACCTCGGCACCGCCGGCACCGACGACTTCAATGCGTGGCGAAACTCGATCGCGTCCGGCCTCGCGGCGATCGACTCGCAAACCGGCGGCCGCTCGAGAACCGACACGCTGTATCTCTCGCTCGACCGCTACTACCAATTGGCGGGGCTCGGGTCGGCGAACGTTGTGCAGGTCTCGCCGATCGGCGGGCTCGACCTCGCGAACAAGACCGGCAATTTCATGGGCCTACAGGTCGTCGGCAGCTTCGGCTTCCCGACGACGAACCGGGCGATCCTCGGCGACGCGAGCGCGTACCTCGTCGGCGAGAACCCCGGCGCGCCGGTCGAGCTCCGCGCCGTCGAGCCGACGATCGGCGGGATGCAGGTCGGCGTGATCGGCGCCTTCAAGAGCAAGGTGTTCGACTCGAATCGGTTCATTCACATCGCCTAGCCGCGGAGGGAGCTCGACCGTGGCAGCGATCCGGGTCATCCGTGACCTGAGCAGACTCCTCGACGTCGACCCGTCCGCGATGAAGGACGGGTCGACGCTCGTCTACAACGAGGCCGAGGAAAAGCACGAGTACGAGCCGCAGACCGGCGGGCCGACGTCGCTGCTCGACCTAACCGACGTCACGGGCACACCCGGTGTCTCCGGCAACAGCCCCGTCGACGACGGCACCGGCAACTTCCCGCTCACCCCGAGCGTGACGCAGAAGGACCTCGACGCGATCCTCGTCGAGGTTGTGTGGCACAAGGTCGCCGAGCTCGCCGACCCGTGGCAGCCGTCGAACCCGACGGCCGTGCTCACCCCGGACGGCGTCACCTTCGGCCCCTACGCGGACGCTGCCGCGAGCGGGGGATCGCTGCGCTACCTCGGCCTTAACGGGCAACCCTTCTCGGCCGTCAGGAACATCGCGTTCAACATGCGTTACCGCGACGACTCCGGGACAGTCGAGTCGGCACCCTATGCCCGCGTCTACATGCAAGACACCGACGGCGTCCAGCATGACGCGATCTACACACCGGGCACACAAGACTTCCCAAGCGAGGGGCCCGGCATCTTCCAGGAGTACGTCGCCACCTCGGGCACGTGGCGGTACGACTCCGACGACGGCTCAAACAGCGAGTTCGGGAACGGCGCGCCGCTCGCCGATGTGCAGGCGAAATATGGCGACCAGCTCATCATCAAGCTCACGATCACGCTTGGCTTCACGGCCGGCGTGAACCTGCGCGGCCTGCTCCGCTGGTGGCAGATCAACGGCGATCACCTGGCCTTCGGTAGCGCATGAACGTCGCCCCAAGCACCGGCTACGAGGCCGTCTTTGCCGCCGGCGAGACCGGCCTGGTCGGCACGCTCGCGCTCGGCCTGCTCGACAACCAGGGCGGCATCACCGACCCGCTCGACCCGACCGGGATCATCGAAACACCGGCCGGCTCGGGCATCTACGCCGCGACCCGCACGAGCCCGCCGGACGCCGGGCAATACACCCTGCTCTGGTCGCTCGACGGCACGACGAACCCGGCGAAGGTCTCGATCGACGACCTCGTCGTCACCTCGAGCGCGCCGGGCGCGCCGCCGACGGGCGACACCTACGGCACGACCGACGAGCTCGCGCGGATCCTCAAGATCCGCACCCCGACCGCCGACCAGACGGCCGCGATGGAACGGGTGCTGCTGACCGCGACTGGCGAGATCGACTCCGAGATCTCGCGCGTCGACGACCTGGCCGGCTGGCAGGTCGCGCTCGTGACCGAGGTCTGCCTCGAGCGCGCCGTCGAACACTGGCAGCAAGAGGAATCACCCTTCGGGATCATCGGGATGGGCGAGCCGAATCTCGTCTACACCGCGCGCGACTCGTGGGACCGGCACGCGCATAAGCTCGCGCCGCTCAAGCAGGGATGGGGGCTAGCGTGAGCGCGGTCGCGAAGGCGGCGCTGCTCGACGTCGCCTATGCGCTGCGAGACCAGGTCGAGGCCGGCCTCGACGGCGACGACGCGATCCCCGACCTGCAGGTCGCCGGCATCCGGCTCTTCAACCCGACGCCGCCGGTCGTCGACGTCTACCCCGGCGACCCGTTCGCCGAGCAGACGAGTATGGGCTACCGCGAGCAAGAGGTCGCGTTCACCGTCCGCGCTCGAGTGTCGACCGCCGAGAACGAAGGCGGGCAAGAGCTACTCCTGCAGATGATCGACTCGAGCTCGCCGCTCTCGGTCGCCGCCGCGATCTACGCCGACACAACGCTCGGCGGCCTCATCGGCGACCTTCGAGTCGAGGGGCCGTCCGGTCACATCGTCTACATCGATCCCGGCGGCGCCGGCAACCTGCTCGGCGTCGAGTGGCGCGTCGTGATGGTGCGATGAGAATCCTCTGGCTCGGGAACGCGCCCGGCGTCGGGTCCGGGTACGGCGAGCAGGCCTCGCTCTTCCTGCCGCGGATCGCCGAGCTCGGGCACGACCTCGCCGTCGCCTGCAACTACGGCGTGCAGTCGATGACGATCAACGCCGGCGGGCTCACGATCTACCCGACCGACGGCGCCTGGGGGAACAAGGGGCTCGAGACCTACGCCGAGCATCACGACGCCGAGCTCGTGATCGCATTGTGCGACGCCTGGGTGCTGCAGCCGGACCTTTGGCCGGACGGGCTCGAGGCCGCGGTTTGGGCGCCGATCGATCACTACCCGGTCCCGCCGCTCGTGCTCAAGGTGCTCTCGGATCAACGGGTGCGGCCGATCGCGATGAGCCGCTTCGGCGAGGCGCAGCTCGAGGCTTTCGGGCTCGGGCCGCTGTACGTTCCGCACGGCGTCGACACCGAGCTCTTCCGGCCGATGCCCGAGCTCCGCGCCGACTACCGCGCCGGCCTGGGGATACCCGACGACGCCTTCCTCGTCGGCATGGTCGGCGCGAATCAGGGCACCGCGGCGCTGCCGCGCAAAGCGTTCCCGCAGGCCTTCCTCGCCTTCTCACGGTTCGCGCGCGAGCACCCGGACGCCTGGCTGTACGTCCACACCCGGTCGACGCCGACCGCCGGCGGCGGCATCGACCTCGACCTCTTGACGGGCGCCGTCGGCGCGCCGGTCGACCGCGTCAAGTTCCCCGACCCGAAACTCTTCGACCTCTGCGCGCCGCCGCGCGTCGTCGCCGGCATCTATCAGATGTTCGACGCGCTCTTGATGCCATCGATGGGCGAAGGGTTCGGCATCCCGCTCATCGAGGCGCAGGCCTGCGGCGTGCCCGTCATCACCTCGAATCATTCCGCGATGACTGAGCTCTGCGGCGCCGGGTGGCTCGTGCGCGGCGACCCGTGGTGGGATGCGCTGCAGGAATCGTTCTTCGTGGTGCCGGCGATCGACTCGATCGTCGAGGCGCTCGAGGCCGCCTACGAGGCGCGCGACGACGTCGAGCTCAGGGCGGCTGCGGTCGCGTTCGCCGCCGGCTACGACGCCGACCTCGTCACCGACGCCTACTGGCGGCCGGCGCTCGAGGCGCTCGCGTCGCCGGCACCGATCCGCGAGGTCGGGCCGCTCAACGGCGGCCGTCCCAAAAGTCGTGCCGGCCGTCCCGAAAGTGTGCAGGCGTGACCGTCGCGGTCGTCACGCCGTGGCTCGAGCACCTCGAGCTCACCGACGACTACTGGCGCGCGCTCGAGCTCGGCCCGGCGCCCGACGAGGCGATCGTCGTCGACAACGGCAGCCGGCCGCCGCTCGAGTTCGCCACGATCCGCCTCGACGAGAACACCGGGTTCGCGCACGGCTCGAACGTCGGGCTCGAGCACGCGAGCTCCGACGTCGTCGTGTTCCTCAACAACGACGTCGAGGCGACCGAGCTCGGGTGGCTCGACGAGCTCACCTTCCAGGTCGAGCCCGGCGTGCTCGCCGGCGCCCGGCTGCGGATCGACCCGCACACCGCGGTCGACGGCAACGTGATCCCCTACCTCGACGGGTGGTGCATCGCCGGGATGCGCGACGAGCTCGTCGAGCTCGGCGGCTTCGACGAGCAGCTCGCCGAGCCGGCCTACTACTCCGACAACGTCCTATGCCTCGAGGCGCGCGCCGCCGGGATGCGGCTACGCGAGGTCCGGGTCGGGCTCGTTCACAAACTCGGCGCGACCTCGTCGGCGGCGCCCGCCGCTACGACCGCCGCGACCCGCACAAACCGTCGACTGTACGAGCAGCGCGCGCGCGAGCTGCTCACGACCACGAAGGGAGCATGATGGGAAAGTTCCTACTCGGCGACGTCAAGGTCGTCGTCAATGGCGTCGACCTCTCGGGACACGCCTTCAACGTCGACACACCGAGCGTCAAGGATCAGGTCGACGTCTCGGGGTTCTCGCCGGTCGGCGCTCGCGAGTTCCTGCCGGGCCAAGAGGACCAGACGATCACCATCTCGTTCGAGAACGACTTCGCGACCGGCTCGGTGCACGCGACGCTCAACCCCTTGTATGTGAGCGGTTCCGCGTTCCCGATCTACCTGCAGCCGGTGAGCGCCGGCGGGACGAGCCCGACGAATCCGATCTTCGCCGGCTCGGCCTGCCTCTACGACTACAACGGGCTCTCGGGTGCGCTGCAGCAGCGGGCCGAGAACATCGCGACTTTCAAGCCTGCGAGCGGGTCGCGGTTCACCTGGGGCACGGTGACGCCGTAAGGTGCCCGTCGAGCCCGCAATCAAGGTCCGCGGGCTGCGCGAGCTGCAGGCCGCGTTCGCGCACGCCGACCGTGAGAGCCGGCTCGGGCTGCGGCACGCGCTACGCGACGTCGCCGAGCCCGTCCGCAGCGAGGCCGAGACCCTCGCGACCTCATCGATCAAGCGGCTCGGGCCGAAGTGGGGAAAGATGCGGGTCGGCATCACCCGCACCCTCGTCTACGTCGCGCCGCGGCAGCGCGGCGTCAAGACCCGCGGCCCGGACCCGCGGCGCCGGCCGAACCTCGCGACACTCTTGATGGACCGGGCGATGGAACCGGCGCTCGAGCATCACGAGCCGGAGCTCGAGCAGGCCGTCGAGCTCATGCTCGACGAGGTCGCAGACGGCTTCAATCATGGGGGGAACGTATGAGCGAGAACGGCAACACCGCACCCGTCGAGGCCGGGTTCGAGCACGACGGCACCTTCTACCGATGGTTCGCCTCGACCGGCGGTAAAGACCTCATCCTGATCGACCGGATCGCGAACGTCGCGGTGACCGAGTTCTTCGAGCTGCTCGACGACCCGGTCGCGCGCGAGCGGCCTTCGGTGATGCTCGCGCTCGTCGCGACGTCGATGCGGGCCCGACACCCGGAATGGTCGGTCGAGAGGATCGTCCGCACCGTCTACGACCTCGACGTCAACGAGCTCACCCTGATCGGCGGCGACGAAGAAGAGCCGGTCAACCCCCTCCCCCCTCCGACGCCGTCCGGTCCCGAGCAGGCAGTCGACGAGCTCTCGAGCTCACCGGACGGCGAATCGAGACAATCTGCGATCCCGGCGGAACCCTCGGTCTCCGAGACTTCTGCCGCGACCCTGCCTTGATGTGGGCGCCGTGGATGGCGCACTACTTCCATTTGCAGCGGTCCGACATTGTCCGCGAGAACATCGAGTTCAACGAAATCGTCGCGATGTGGGACGGCGTCAAGCCGAAGGGCGGCTAGGTGGCTCGGAAGCTGATCGTCGAAATCATCGGCGACGCGAGCTCGCTCGAGCGCACCTTCAAGGGCGCCTCGGTCGCGTCGCAGAAGTTCTCGCACGAGCTCAGCGCGACCGTCCGCGGCAGCGTGTCGGCGACCGGCGTGTTCAAGGGGCTCGGCCGCTCGCTCGCGTTCGCCGGCGGCGGCTACATCGCCGCGGCGAGCGTCACCGAGTTCATCAAGTCGAGCGTCGACGCCGCCCGCGACGCCGGCGTCGCGCAGCGATCGCTCGCCGCGCAGATGAAAGCCTCGGGCCAGTCATTCGCGACCTCGCGCGAGGCGATCGATAAGGCCTCGACGTCGCTCGCGAAGTTCGGGTTCACGAGCGAGGACTCGGAGAAGGCGCTCACCGTGCTTGAGCGCGGCACCGGCAGCATCACCCGCTCGATCGGGCTGCAGGGGATCGCCGCGAACCTCGCACGCGCGAAGAACATCAAGCTCAGCGACGCCGCGAACGTGCTCGCGAAAGTGTTCGGGCACCAAGAGACCGCGCTGCGGCGCGCGGTGCCCGGCCTGCCGAAATACGCGCACGGGATGGACCTGATCCGGCTCGCCGGGCAGAAACTTCAAGGGCAGGCGAAGGCGAACACCACGGTCGCGGAACGGTTCGCCGCGACGCTGCACAACACCGAAGTAATCATCGGCACCGCGCTACTGCCCGTGCTCAACCGGGGGCTAACGAAGCTCGGCGACTGGCTCGACAAGATGAACCGCACCGGCCGGCTGCAGAAAGACGTCAATGCGATCATCAAGACCGCGACCGGCCTCTTCGGCGCGCTCAAGACCGCGCTCGGCGTCGTCACCGGCGCGTTCCATGTGTTCGCCGGCACCGTCGGCGGCACGAAGAACGCGCTCAAGACGCTCGCCGCGATCTTCGTCGTGCTCAAGGCGCGCACGAAGCTGATCGAGTGGGGGGTTCTCTCGAGCTCGATCGCGAAGATCGGGACGAACGCCGAGACCTCGACCGGGCAGGTCGGGCGGCTCGCCGGCGTGCTCGGCCGGCTCAAGGGGATCGGGACGATCGCGGTCCCGATCGCGATCACGGCGCAGTTCTTCGGCGGCGGCGGCGTGAGCCGGAACCTGCAGGGCGCCGCCGCGGCCGCGCTCGTCGGCGAAATGGTCGGCGGCCCGACCGGAGCTGCGGCCGCGGTCGCCGCGTATGAGGGCTACAAGGCCGTGAGCGCCGTCGGCGGGATGCCGAAAGGCGCGATCGTCGGCTCGAGGGACCCGTACGACACCCGGCCCGACACGAGCGGCCGCGTGCCGACCGTGCACTACAACATCCCCGGCGGGCCCGATATGGGGCTCTACCAGGCCGGGCCCGGCGGCCGCATCACCCGCGTCACGATCCCGACGAACGTGCGAGGCGGCGGCAACGTCGCGATGCCGCTCACACCCGCGGAGCAAATCGCGTACGCGCTGCACCGGGACCCGAACGACGTCTCGGCGCTGCGGCAGAAAGTCGCGTTCGATCAGCGCCAAATCGCGTTCCTCAACGAGCTACACAAAAAGCTCATCATCAATAACAAACAGTGGGTCGATGAGACCGGCGTGTTCTACGACGACATTCACTCGACGCAAAGCACGATCGCCGGGATCGCGTCGAAGGCCGCGAGCGCCGCGAAGGCGGCCGCGAACGCCGCGAAGGCCGCGCTCACGAAGGCGCAGCGCGACGCCGAGGGCATCGCGCAGGCCTACCTTCAATCGCAGAAGGGGCTCGTGCTCGGCGTCGACGTCGCCGGCCGCCGCGCCGCGCTCGCCGCCGGCGTCGCCTACCTGCAGCAATTCCGCGCGAGCGGGCAGCGGCTCGGGCTGCGGCCGGCCGACCTGCTCACGAAGCAATACGCCGACCCGGTTCGGCTGCAGCTCGAGCTCGCGCGCGCCGACGCGACGAAGAACACCGCCGGGACGATCACGGCATTGAAGGCGATGCGGAAGGCAGCGCAGCGCGCGCTCGACTCGCACCGGCTCTCGACGCAAGCGCAGATTCAAGCGTGGGACGCGATCACGAACGCGAATCAACAGCTCGCCTCGGCGGCCGGGCAGACGACGAAGGCGATCAAGTTCAAGTCGGTCTCGGTCGGTCGCGCGGTGATGCAGCTCGGGCTCGAGTGGAACCGGACGAACGAGCGCCGCGTCGCCGAGTTCCTCGCGACGCTCGGGCCGCAGGGGAAGGCGCCGCCCGGCTCGGTCTCGAGCCCGCTCAGCGGCGGGATCACGATTCAAGGCGACCTCAACGTCGTCGCGAACGACCCGCAGCGGCTCACGAAAGAGGTCGCTCGGCAGGCGAAGCGCTCGACCGTGCGGCGTGGCTCGCACGGCGTCGCACCGTGACCGCGCTGCAGGGGATCGGGATCGCGTTCGACGATCCCGCCTGGACGGCGAGCCCGATCTGGACCCGGATCGACACGACGACCGAGCTCGTCGCGAGCTACCAAATCGACCGCGGCCGCTCGGTCGAGCTCGACCTCACGAGCGCCGCCTCGGCGACGGTCCGGATAAACGACATTCACGGCACGCTCGACCCGGCGAATAGCGCCGGCCCGTATTACGGGAAGATCGAGCCGCTACTGCAGGCCGGCATCGCCCGCTGGAACCCGGTGCTGCACGAGTGGCAAACCCGGTTCCGCGGGTTCATCGACGACTACGACTACATCTTCGACCCGTCGCAGAAGGTCAATCAGCTCGAGCTCTCGCTCGTCGACGTGTTCTCGGTGCTCGCCGATATCGAGATGTTCCCGACGACGTTCGGCGACGACCCGACGACGATCGGGCTGCCCGACTCGGTCGGGCAGGTCGTCTTTCGCGTCAATAGCGTCGGGCGCGGCAGCGGCGTCTCGCCGACCTACCTCGGCCGCATCCCGCAAATCATGGGGAACATCGGCGTCGACCCCGCCTTCTACGTCTGCTTCTCCGGGAACGTGCTGCTCTGGCCGACCGTCTACTCGCCGGGCGAGTCGGCGATGACCGCGATCCAAGAGTGCGCCGACGCCGAGTTCCCCGGCGTCGCGAACGTGTTCACCGATCGGTTCGGGCGGCTCTGCTTTCACGGCCGGCTCGCGAAGTTCGACCCGGCGACGATCGCCGCCGGCGCGGGGTCTTCCGCGTGGGACTGGACACACTGGCACGCCGGCGACGGCGCCGCCGTCATCGCCGCCGGCGGGCCGATGGCGCAGATACGCGAGTTCGCCTACAACCTCGGCCGCGCGCAGGTCATCAACTACGCCGCCTCGAGCCCGATCTATAAGCAGGACGGCAGCGGCGACGGCATCCCGCTCTCGGCGACCGACCTCGCCGGGCAGATCGTGCAGAACACGACCTCGCAAGGGCACTACGGGCTCAAGACGTGGTCGCGGCAGGACCTGCTCACGATGCAGGGGCTACTCGATAGCGCCGACGCGCTCACCGAGACGAAGCGGTTCGCGACCTTCTATGTCGATAACTACTCGGTGCCGATCCGGCGCGTAAACGTGCTCGGGTTCCGCACGATCCGGCCCGACGACCACCGGGCCGCCGACGTGTGGCATCTGCTCTCGAACGTCGATATCAGCGACCAGGTCGACGTTACGATGACGGCGCCGGGCGGCGGCATGTTCAGCGCCGAGCCGTTCTTCGTCGAGGGCATCCATGAGACCGTCGAGGGTCGCCTCAAGGCCGGCGCGAGCGCCGGCGAGAGCTACGACAACGTGACCTTGCGGCTCGACGTGTCACCGACCGCCTACTTCACCTCGAACCCGTTCCCGACACACTAGGAGAGGAGGACCCGCAGATGAGCAACGTAGAGGACATGCCCGCCGGCGACGAGCCCGGCGAGCCCGAGCCCGAGCCCGAGACCGGCGACGCCGGCGACGGCGACGAGGGCGGCGAGAACGGTGACGACGACGAGTGAGTGGTGGCAGCATGGGTACCCCGGCGGCCCGATGGTCAAGGTCGCCGGGTTCCCGCGCCCGCTGTACCCGCCCGACGCCTCGAGGCACGGCAAGACACCGAGCGTCGACGGGCCCGACGTGCTCGCCTACAAGCGCACGGTCTCGAGGGCGGGCCGGTGGCCGTGGCAGCGGTTCGACGACGCCTTCTCGAACGGGTTCTCACACGGGAAGGGCGGCAACGTGGCCGACACCGGGATCGCCGGCGTGCAGCGGCAGCAACACCTCGACGCGACCGGATGGGTCGGCGAGAAAACCTTCAACACCCTACGGTCGATACGGGTGCCCGACGGGCTGCCGCACGCCGGCGAACCCGCGATGGACGACTACGCCGCCGCGCTCGTCGACGAGGCCTTCGAGCTCTTCGGCGGGCACGAGCCGCCGCCGGCGGCGAGCTCCACGCTGCGCGAGCTCGCGCTCGAGCACGCGACCGGCGAGCTCGGCAGGACCGAGAACCCGGCCGGCTCGAACCTGCAGCCATACGGCGCGTGGTACGGCTCGAACGGCGTCCCGTGGTGCGCGATCTTCTGCACCTGGGCCTACGAGACCGCCGCGCCCGACGATAGCCCGACGTTCGACCCGAGCTCGGCACGCTACGCCTACGTCCCCTACATCGTCGCCGACGCTCGAGCAGGCCGTTACGGGCTGCAGACGACCGACGACCCGATCCCCGGCGACCTCGTCTGCTACGACTGGCAGGGCACCGGCGCCGAATACGACCACGTCGGGCTATTCGAGGCGTGGCAGGCGGGCTCGAGCTCGACGTTCACCGCGATCGAGGGGAACACCTCGGCGAGCAACTACTCGAACGGCGGGCAAGTGCTCCGCTGCACCCGCCGCGTTCAAGATCAGGCGACCGTGTTCGTCCGCGTCGCCGAGTGAAGACGAAGTTCGCCGCCGGCGATTGGGTCGCGATCATCCTCGCCGCCGGCGTCGCCGTCTCGATGATCATCCTCATCGCCGGCGTCGTCTGGGGGGCAATCAAGCACGGCTCGACCGCCGCGACGCTCACCGAGAACGAAACGCAAGTGCTGATCGCCGCGTTCGGCGGCATCTTCGGGATCCTCGGCGCCTACCTCGGGTTCCGCGCCGGCAACGGTCACGGATCGCCGAGACCGAAGGCCTCGCGCCGCGACGAGCTCGACGACACCGCCGAGCTGCCGCCGCGCTAACCGCGCTGCCAGAAGCGCGCGAGCAGCTCGACAAGGTGATGCGCGGCCTTCGGCGCGCCTGAGCCCGGCACGACCAGGCCGAGCAGCTCGGCCGCGAGTATGAGCGCGAACAAGATCAGCACGATCAAGCCAAAGGCGAGCCAAGCGTCGAGCGCGCTCCGGCGGTACATGCGTTTACCCGGCGAACCTCCCGCCTCGAGCTCCCCGTTCCCCGTCGCACGCTCGAGCGTGCTCCGGTGCCGCTTCGTATACGCGCACGCCTCGGCCTTCGTGAGCCAAGCGTCGCCGGCGAGCTCGAGCTCGACGTGCGCGAGCTCGTGCGCCGTCGCGAGCGTCCACGGGACGAGCTCGCCGGCCGACACGAAGAGGTCGCCGACCGCGCGCGTCGTATATGCGAACCCGACCCGCTCGCCGTCGCTCGTCACAAGCGCGGCAACCGAGCTCACGCTGCCCGTCCGCTCGAGCTGCCGCATAAGGCGAGCCGTGCGCGTCGGGTTCCCGTCGACGAGCGAGAGCAGCGGCCGCCCGATGAGCGCGCCGGCCTCGACGCCGAGCTGCGCAGCGAGCTCTTCGCTAACGCCGCGCACGATGAGCTCGCCGTCGAACACGAGCACGAAGGCGCCGAGCTGCTCAACATGGCGCACCACTATTTCGGTAGCAGCCTTCCCCCCGAAGTTAGCCCGCCGCAAAGGCGCGTCTACTTCGCCAACACGGGCGCGACGATAGTGCGAATCGCAACTAGCCGTCAACCCCTCCGACCGGCCGGTTTTCGCTCTTTGCGTGTTTCCCCGCCCGTGCGGTTTCCCGCACACCGGCGCGAGCGTAACGTGCGGCTTGATAGGTGGAACGCTTGGCGCAGAGAGACCTTCGTCGCGTGCGCACCGCCGCTCGGCGGCTCGAGGCCGCACGCATCGCGCTCCGCGACGCGATCCTCGCCGCGAACAAATCGGGCGAATCGGTGCGCGATATCGCACCCTGGGCCGGCGTGAGCGCGACGCGCGTGCAAGAGCTGCTCACCGAGGCGCGCCGGCTCGAACGCGAACGCGACGACGAAAACCGCGGAACGAGCGCTTAATTCCGCGCGCGTCACCGTGCGCCGTCGTGCGCCGCGGCGCGCCGTCGTGCGCCTAGGCGCGCCGTCGTGCGCCGCGGCGCGGCGCTATGCACGCGAGCTCGAGCGCGCTAGCTTCGAGACCCGAATGAGCGATGCCCGCGAACATGCCATCACCGCGAGCGAGCTGCTCGAGAACCTCGAGCGCGCGACCCGCGACTTCCGCGAGGTCTCACCCGAGAAGCACCTCGAAATGGCCGTGACCGGGAAGATCAAGGCGCTCAACGAGACTTTCGACTTCACCGTCCAGGTCGCGGTCGCGCACGCGCTCGCCGCGATCGCGCTCGAGCTCACCGCGGACGAGTCGTGACCGAGGCGCACCTCGACCCGCTCGAGCTCTTGACGATCGCCGAGGTGAGCAAGCTCACGAAGCGGCACCGCTCGACCTTGCACCGCGACATAGCCGCCGGCCGGCTGCGCGTCGTCAAGCTCGGCCGCTCAACCCGCGTCCCCCGCTCGGAGCTCGAGCGCTACATCGGCGAACCCGCTACACTCCCATCTGTCCACTTACTAGACAGAAAGGGGCAGTCGTGACCTCTAGCGCGACTCTTCTCCCCGGCGTCGACCGGCACCGCGATCGGCTCCGTGTCCGCAAGTCTTTCCCCGCACCCTACGGCCGCGTGATCGAGTTCTTCGACACGCCGGCGCAGGCGAACCGTCGCGCGCTCGAGCTCGACGAGCGCCGCGAGCTCGGGCTACCGCCGAACGAGAGCGACGGCGACCCGACGCTCGCCGAGGCCTGCGACGCGCTGCTCGCCGAGCTCAGGACCGCCGGGAAGCGCGGCAAGCCGCTCTCGAAGGGCGGCCTCGAGTATTGGCAGCGGTCGCTCCGGCCGTGGCGCGAAGGCGAGCACGCCTCGACGCCGCTCTCGCTGCTCGCACGCAAGCGCATTCGGGCGACCCTGCGAGCCCGGCAGCTCGAGGCGCCGACCTCAGCTCGGAACGAACGCGCCGCGCTCATCGCCGCGCTCGAGCTCGCCGCCGAGGACGGCGCAACCTTCGACCTCGGCATCCTCCGCATCCCGACGATCCGCGTCGCGGCACGCCGCCGGCGCGCGCTCACCGTCGCCGAGCTCGACTACCTCGCCGCCCGCGTCCCGCAGGTCGCGCGGCGGCTCGTGCTCCTGCAGGGCACCGTCGGGAACCGGATCGAAGAGCTCTTCCTCGCCGAGCCCGACCACTTCGAGCTCGACGCCGTCGACGAGCACGGCCGGCCCGCGCCCGTGCTCTTCGTCCCGGCCGCGAACTGCAAAGAGCGGGTCGCGAAGAGCATCCCGCTCACACCCGAAGAGGTCGCGCTCGCACGCGAGCAGCTCGCCGGCACCCTTCGCCTCGTCGACGCCTCGAGCCCGACCGCCGGGTGCCCGGCGACACCGGCCGGCTCGCCTCGAGCGTTCCTCACCGCCGGCGTCCGCGTCTACGACACCGGCACCGTGCTCCGGACCGCCGCAGGGCCGCAGCCGTGGCGGCACACGCAATTCGATCGGCTCGTGTGGCAGCCGGCCGTCCGCGCGGCGGCCGCCGACTGGCGCGCCGAGCGCGGCCTCGACGAGCAGGCGGCGACGCCGTTCGAGTGGTACGTCGACCCCGCCGACGAGGCCGTCGACGGCCGCAGGAAGGCCTCGGACGACGGGCGGCGCACGATCACGACGCACGACCTCCGCGCGACCGCGGTGACGCTCATGCGCGACCTACGGGTTCCCGAGGCCGACTGCGCCGCCCGTGTCGGGCACGCCGACGGCGGCGACCTGATCCGCGCGATCTACGACCAGGGCGACCGCGCCCGTCGCGTCGCGCGCTCGCTCGCCGAGGCCGCACCCGACGGGCTGCGCGCCGCGATGGGGGCCGGCGCGTGAGCGACTATCCCGACGGGCCGCTCGCCTCGAGGCGCGCGCCGAACCCCGACCCGTTCGATTCCGCGACGATCGCCGCCGACTACGCGATCGTCGCGGTCGGCGTCGATAACGCACACCTGCTCGTCGCGGCGCTCACCGCCGGCTGGCTCGTCGAGGAAGAGCGCAAGGCGCTATGGCCGCTCGCGGTCGCCGTCGCCTACCTCGCCGGCCTGCCCTACCCCGAGGCCGGCGCGTGAGCGCCGATCGGCGCTCGGCGATCCGCGACGCGATCGCGAACGGCGTCGACCCGCTTCGGCTACCGGGGCTCGAGGCGACCGTCGACCGCGTGCTCGAGGCCGTCGACGAGGTCGACCCGCGGCATGGAGAGCCCGTCGGGCTCAACGAGGTCGCAGGCCTCACCGTCGCCCTCAAGGCGCTCGTGCTGCGCGCCGGCGGTCGCCTCGAGTTCACGAACCCCGAGCTCGAGCACGCCGCGACGCTGCACGCGCGCGTCGACGCCGACCCCGAGGTGATGGTCGTCGAGCTCGTCGACGGGCCGCCGCCCGACGTGCCGCGGTTCGAGGCGGGCTCGTGACCGGCCGCGAGCTGCTCGAGCCGGTCGTCGTCGAGGGACTAGAGGACCTTGGCGGCGCCGGCTCGTCGAGCTCGTGGTCCCCACGTGGTCCCCGCGCCGAAGGCCTCGAGCCCGGATTCGGCTCAGCTACAACGATCGCGCATATGGGCGGTACTGGGCTCGAACCATTACCGCCGAGATATCGCATAGCGTCGCAGGGCGACGCACGAAGTAGCAAAAGAGCCGCTAATGCGGCTCTTTTCACGTTAAAACGCGACGTTACGCGCCACCCTGCGACGTCGTGCGACAACCGCCTCGAGGGCCGCCCGTGGTCCCCGCGTGGTCCCCGACGAGGCCTGCACGGCGCGAGCGGTCGCAGGGCCCGCAGGAGCTCGAGCTCTCTTTCTCGAGGCGGCGCGCCGACCTTCACACCCGAGCGAAAGGTGCATCCATGTCCGTAGAGACGAACCCGCAGACGGCGCTCGGCGAGAGCGTCGTCGACGACCCCGACCTCGAGCGGCTACTCGAGGAACGCCTCGAGGCGAAAGAGAAGGCCGCGGCCGCCCGCAAGGTGTACGCCGAGCTCGACGAGCAGGCGAAGGGCCGCGTGCGCGAGCTCGAGCTCGGCAGCTCGCCGGCCCGGTGCGGCCGGTTCATCATCGGCGAGAGCGACGTCGCCGGCCGCTCGGTCGCGTTCGAGACCGAAGCGACGACCCGCGTCTCGATCCGGGTCGCCGGGAGGCTCTTCTAGGTGGTCGCCGTGCTCCTGGGGCTCGTGGTCGCCGGCGGCGCGCTGCTCTTCTGCCTCGCCGTCGTCTGGCTCCGGTGGCACGTCCGGGATCGCCGACGCCGGCGCCGCCGGATCGCCGAGCGGGCCCGGCAGCGCGACGAGCTCAGAGCCCGTGCTGCGCCGGCTACGGCTGCGCGTCTACGACCAAGAGCTCGAGGCATGAACCGGCCGGCTGCAGTCGTGATCGTCGTCGCGTTCCTGCTCGCGCTCACGATCGCGGTCGCCTCGGCCCGGCCGCGTGAGGTGCGCGTGATCGGGCACGGGCAAATCCGCTACGACGGGGCCGGCCCGGAACGGTGGGCGCTGCGCTACCGCCGAGCTCGCGCCGAGCTCGTCGAGCTCCGCGTCCGGCTGCGGCTCGAGCGCCGGCACCGGCTCGAGGTGATGCACCTCCGCGTCGAGCAGCTCGTCGAGCGGCCGAAGGTCGCGATCGCGCTCATGTTCGGCGGCTACGCCGGCGAAGCGATGCAGGTCGCCGACTGCGAGACCGGCGGCACGTTCTCCACTGGCGCGACGAATGGGCAGTACCTCGGGCTCTTCCAGATGGGCTCGAGCGAGCGAGCGACCTACGGCGACGGCGACTCGCCGCTCGCGCAGGCAAGGGCGGCCTACGTCTACTTCGTCGTGAGCGGCCGCGACTGGTCACCGTGGACGTGCAAGCCGTGAGCGGCGAGCTCGCGATCCGCGACGAGCACGACTACCTCGCCGCGTGCGCCGCGATGCGCGCGCTCGTCGAGCGCATCGAGACCGTCGGCGATGCGAAGGACCTCGCCGACCAGGCACGGGCCGCGCAGGTCTGGGCCGAGCGCGCCGGCCTCGCGCAGTCGCAAGTGAACGTCGCGATCGTCGCGAAGCTCTGGGCCGAGCGCCGCGCCGGCGAGCTGATCGCAGCCGACCCGCTCGTTCGGCGAGGCGGCGCAAACGGACGCGAGAGCCGTTTGGGGAAGCTACGGGTGACGGCGAGCCAGTCGAAGCGGTGGCAGAAGCTCGCCGGGCTGCCGCTCGAACGGTACGAGCAGGCCGTCACCGACGCCGTCGAGGCCGGCCGCGTCACGCTCGGCGAAGTGTTTCGACGTGTCGAACGGCTCGACCGCGAAGCGGCAGTCGCCGAGGCCGAGCGCGAGCTCATCGTCGAGCTCGCCGAGCAGGGCGGCCCGACGTGGTCTGTCGCGCACGCCGACCTGCGCGACTTCGACCCCGGACCCGTCGACGTGATCGTCACCGACCCGCCCTACATCACCGACGACGCGCTCGAGCTCTACGCCGAGCTCGGCCGATTCGCGCTCCGCACGCTGAGACCCGGCGGCGCGCTGCTCACGATGGTCTCGCATCAACTTCTGCTCGGCGCTCTCGAAGCGCTCGCGCAGCCGGGGCTCGTCTACCGGTGGATGATCGCCTGGCTTTACGGCTCGCACGAGTCGACGGCCGAGCTGCGGCACCGGGTTCAGGATTGTTGGAAACCGGTGCTCGTCTACCACGTCGGCGCCTGGTCGTCGGCGAACCCGATGTTCTCCGACGTCGTCGCGAGCGGCCGGCACCTACAGAAGGACTCGCACCCGTGGCAGCAGACGCTAGCCGGCACACGGCAGCTCGTTCGCGCGGTCGCTCGACCCGGCGACGTCGTCTGCGACCCGTTCACGGGTTCCGGCACGACCGCGGTCGCGGCGCTCGCCGAGTCGTGTCACTTCGTAGGCTGCGACGTCGACCCGGCCGCCGTCGAGACCGCCGAGCGGCGGCTAGCGCTATGAGCGTCGAGCGCCGCGATGGTCAGCACGCGAACGGGTTCGCGCACGCGATCCGCTCGGTTAGCGGCGGCGGCACGATCCCCGACGAATGGGAATGTCGAGTCGTCGACCTCGACCGCCTCTACACCCTGATAAACGAGAGCGAGCCGATCGCGGTTCGCACCGAGGGCCGGCTATGGGGGTGGTACCGGGTCCCGCTCGAGCTGATCGCGCTCGCCGAGCTCAAGAGCCCGCGCGACCTACAGCAGTCGTGGGCCGTTACGCAGGCGCTCGCGCTGCAGGCCTCGCTTCCTGGGTTCCGCGTGCTCGCTCACGACAACGGCACCGTCGACGTGACCGACCTCGGCGGCGTGAGAACGCGATACCCGTCGCCGCGCGAGTTCATCGAGGGCGAGATTCGGCCGCTCTTCTGGGCTGCGGAGTTCCCATTTTGAGAGGAGGACCATTGAACGCGAACGGCTCGAGCTCGACGCCGCGCTCGCTGCGGAAGAACCACGGCCGCGGACACTCCTACTGGATCGACGGCGAGAAGGTCCCCGGCGTCACCACGATCCTCGGCGCCGGCTACCCGAAGGCCGCGCTCGTCGATTGGGCCGCCCGTACGACCGCCGGGTACGCCGTCGACTATTGGGACGAGCTCGCCGAGCTCGCCGTCTCTGAGCGGCTACGGCGGCTCGAGCGGGCCCGATGGGACGTCCAGAAGGCCGCCGCGCTCAGGGGCACGAAC